CAGGCGTTACAAGTGGAATTAGCGACAGCGACGCAAGAAAAGTAAACCCAAAGCCCAGTAGGGCAAATTTAAATAAAATAGAAATGAGTGAAGAAAAACTAAAATTCGAGACTATCGAACAACTGAGCGCAGACGCTAGAGTAGTTGGCGCTAGTGTTGACGACGCAGACGGAACACACACCGTAGACGGAGTTATGTACGTGGTCGAAGGCGGTAAAATTGTCGAAGTACAGGCGGAACAGCCAGCGACAGGAGACGACGCACCACCAACAGACGAAACGCCAACAGATTTAGCCGCATGGCAAGGAGGCGTAGAAACAAAACTAGCCGAACTGGAAAGTAAATTAGACCAGCTTCTATCGGACAAGAACGGAGCGGACGCGGACAGCCAGGAACAATTTACGGCGGTTAAAATGGAAGAACTTTTAACAAAGTTCAAAGAAGAATTACTACCAGCGGTAGAGGCTTCAAAGCCAGCACAAGCCGAGGTAGCTATTCAATTTTCAAAAGCTGAATTAGCGGCTAAGAAAATGAAAGAGATTGCAGAACGAAACAACGCAAAATAACAGAGTAACAAACGACCTAAAAAAATAAAAAAAATGGGTATTATTATCACAAAGCCAAATTATAGAGGCGTAGAATTAACGGACTTTCAAACAAGAACGTTTTACAAAAAAAATGCAGTAGACCGATTTACGGTATTGCCAGGAGTTAAGGACAAGTTCGGTATGAACTTTTTGGACTTCACAGGAACGGTATTAGGCGCCTCAGGGTGTACTTTCAATCCAAACGTAAACACAGCGCTTACGGAGAAAAACTTAGTTATTGATACTTACGACATTGGTATGGAGGAATGTATCGAAACTTGGGAGGCTTCATACCTGGCGGACGAATTACGAGCTGGATCGAATAACGTAGAATTTCCGCCTAGCTTCGAAGCGTGGTTAATGGAAAAACTACCTATGAAAATTGCAGACGAATTAGAGCGTAAAGCATTTTCGGAACTTTCGACAGAATTAGCGGCCGACGCCGCGGTACTTCCTGTTACTGTTCTACCAATCACTTCGGCGAACGCTATCGACGAAATCACAAAAGTTTACCAGGCTATTCCAGGCGAACTATTTGGTAACGAGGACTTGGTAATTATGATGAATTACAATATGTGGAAAGCATTCCAGGTTAACGCCTTCGATTCGTCTGTACCTGAATTGATTACCGACGGTATCAAAATGACATTCTTAGGAGTGGAACTAGTACCAGCGCCCGTTTACAATTTGGCACTTGGCGGAGGACTAGGAGATAACGAAATTATCGCTGGAAAGATGTCTAATTTTGTTCGTGCTACGGACATGTTGAGCGACGACAACGAATTAAACATTTTGAATATGCGAGAAACGACAGGAGACAAAGTTATTCGAGTTACGGGTAGCTTGAAGTTCAAAACGTCTTACGCTATTTCGGAAGAAATCGTTTACGCAAAGGTGTAAACTAATTTGGCTCCTGGAGTTGAAAGCCCAGGAGCCTATTTTTAACTAAAAAATAAATAAGACATGGCTTGTACTTGTGCAAATTTACTTACAACAGGGATCGACGCGCTATGCGAAAACAATAGCGGCGGCCTGGGCGAAATTATCGTAGCAGATAAATGCCAAATTACAGACTACACGGAGACGGTACCAGGTATCGTAGACGCTGTAACAATGGAATTAGGAACACAGTTCTATTCTATCGAAGTTCAACGCCTTACAGCGTCCTTCCAGGAGAACGAACAAAACAATTTTGATAACGGTTCGAAGTTCTACCAGTTGATCCTAGACTTAATCGTAGCCCGTAGAGACACGGCCCGAAGAAATTCTATCGTAGAATTAGGAGCTGGGCAAAAGGATTTAGTATTCATTGTCAAAGATGCCAACGGTATCTATTGGGAGATGGGACTAGACGAAGGAATGAAACTGTTTACAAATGCTGGAGGATCGGGTACCAAAAAGGAGGACCTAAACGGATACACTATTCAATTTACTGGAGACAGTAGCGCACTAATGAGAACCGTAGACGCGGCTATCATCGACGCATTACTTTTACCAGCTGTTTAGAAAACAACAAAACAAAAGGACCGCTAAATATGCGGTCCTTTTTTTACATTTGAAATGATACATCTTACAGGAGGCGATACGCAACTTTACGTTTACAGCGGAGACGACAGCCTAACAACTTTCGAACTAATCCTAACCAGGAAGAAAGGACGAGATACAGAAAAAATTACAGTACCTTTAACAATCGAGTTTTACGGCAACAGCTTTTACAAACTTGACGCACCAACATTACCGACGCTGGACACCGTGGAATACGACTACGAGATTACAGCCAGCGCAAAAACAATAGATAAAGGAATTTTACGATATGGGACTATTTGACTTTTTGAAAACAACACCAGCAACAGTAGAAATTAAGGATAGTTATTCTGTATCGGGTAGCGGAGTTTCTGACGTTAACGACCTCAGAATAAGCACAAATAAAAAATACCATATCTACGACTTCGGAATAAAAAACAACTTTCCTAAAACTCTTATCAGTTTGTACGACAACAGCCCGACGAACCAGGCTATTATTAATCGTACCGCGCTTATGATAGCTGGAGGACCGACACAGTTAGAGATATTGGACCAGGATTTACTTTCAGTTGTTCACGCGACACAGTTACAACAGTTTCCGAACTCAAAACAAAACATAGAACAGATTGTAAACGGCCTGGCCTTGGATTTAAAGCTACACGGAAGATATGCAATAGAATGTATTTGGAATGAGGCACATACGCGAGTAGTTCAACTTAAACACGTGTCCGTAGACGGCGTCCGCGTTGGAGTTTTGGAGGCTGGAAAAGTAGAAAAATACTGGTATTCTTCAGATTGGGAGGACGCAAAGGCGGTAAGATTTGAGTACCAGGCGTTCGATAAGTTCGGAACAGAAAGCAGACAATTACTATACGTCCAAACTATGCGAAGTGGTCACGAGATTTACGGACTACCTGACTACTACGCCTCCATGAAATGGATATCTTTAGAAGCAAAAATAGGAACGCACTACGACGAAAGCGCCGAGAATGGATTTAGCCCTAAAATGTCAGTTGTATTTCCAGCAAAGCCCGAAAGCGAAGAAATAGAGGATAGAATTATGGACAACCTTAACCGCAAATACACAGGCGCTAAAGGTCGACGTATCATAGGTATCTTTGCTTCCAGGCCCGAAGTGAAACCCGAATTTAATCCTATCGCAGTTGAAAACCTGGATAAGCAATACCGCGAAATTGACGAACAAGGCGAAGCGAAAATACTTACAGGTCATGGCGTTGTAAGTCCTTTGCTGTTCGGGATAAGTAGTAAGAACGGCTTCGGATCAAATAAGGACGAATTACAAACGGCGTTCGACATTTACCAAAGGACCGTTGTATCTACTCCTCAAAATATGATACAATCTAGCCTGGACGAAATACTACAAGCCAGCGGAAACAAGAATAGAATACAGCTAACAACATTCGACGTAGTCAACGAACAGAACATAGACATATCGGAGGAGGACAACGTTAGCAAAGTGGCGGAGGCGCTGAACAGTATGAGCCCTTTTGTAGCTTCTAAAGTAATGGACAATTTGACACCAAACGAAATTAGAGCGCTAGGAGGGCTTCCAGGAATTGAAGGCGGCGACCAGTTGAAAGATAATAAAAATACATTTACAGATGCAGCTACTAATTGATATTCAGTACTTCGAGACGAACACGCTTATAGATACTGACTTTGACGCGAACAAGGCTTACAACCACATGGTCCGAGCACATGAAATACAACTTTACGAGTTGTACGGAAAGGAACTTTACAATAGAATTCAAACGGCGTTAGCTGGCACGCCAACAGCAGACGAACAAGAACTTATAGACCTTTCGAAGCCGTTTGTATGTTCGGCAACTGAGGTAAATTATTTGCCTTTTTTAGCGACGCCAGTTACGGCGAAAGGAGTACAGGAGCGAAACGGTAATTTTACGCAGTCCTCCAACGACACCAACAAAGGACTTATGGTAGAAAACTTTCGCGCGGACATGGAGATTTACGCGGAACGAGTACGAGAATATTTACGCTTAAACCTGGATAAGTTTCCTGAATGGAAATGTAAAACAGGACACGGCAATTTTTACACACCAATTCACGGAGTATGAAACTAGTAAAAGGAATACAAGAAAAAATAGTAGAAGTTGCGAACAGCTTTGTAGGCCAAAAAGAAATACCAGGTAATCAGGGCTGGAACGATAAACTATTTCAACGGCTTATGGAGCGCGTCGGCTGGCAAACTGGCCACGCCTGGTGTAGTTATTTTGGCGAACTGGTCCTAAAGTTGGCCTACGACGGAAACAAGGAGCATACAAAAGTCCTGGACAAACTTTGTAGTCCTTCGGCTGTAAAGACGCTCGACAACTTTCGAAAGGCTGGTTACACAGTCTCAAACGAAGCGACGCCAGGAGCGTTAGCAATTTGGCAAACAAAGCAAAGAGGTATGCGACATTGGACAGGGCACGTAGGCGTAGTTGTCGAAGCACACCAGGACTATTTTGTAACCATTGAAGGAAACACTAACGACGCTGGCGGACGTGCTGGAGAAGTTGTAGCAAGGCGTAAACGTCGGTATTCATTTAATATTTATGCTGGCCTGGAGTTACAAGGCTTCATACATCCAATAGGCGCTGAATTAGAAATAGATCCTTTGTTACCTTTCAAGAACAAAACAGAGGGCAACAAATTTCGAAGTTGGGTAAATAACAACCACGAGGAGTACGCGCGCGAAATTGATTTAGACCGTAAAGGATCACACAAAAACAGTTACATAACAAAAGCCTATGAAAAACTTGGTAAACTTTATGAAGCGAAACAGTAAAGTATTATTGGTCGCGTATTGCGTCCTTTGTACTTGTATTGTCGCGTTCCTAATTCACAGGAACTTAACGCACAAAAGTAAAAAAACTGAATTACAAATTAACCAAAAATATGTACAAACACTTGAAAAAATTAGCAACGCGAACGACCGCGATACTGTTGATAGTTTATTGCTCCAGCTTTACGGCTTCGAGTCAAAGTAGCGATAGCCTTTATTGTTTCTCACTCCAGGAGGTCCAACACTTTTTAAGAACAAAGGCGGAGTTAGAACAATGCCTGGAAAGCCGCGAAATAATAATAGGACGCCTGGAGGACCAGGAACAGAAAACCGAGAAACAGGCCGAAGCCCTGGAGGATAAAAATAAGGAACTGGAGAAGAAAACCAGGAAACTACGGAACAATAGGATAGCGGCCTGGAGCGGCGGCGCTTTATCGGCTGTTCTTTTATTCTTTCATATCACAAAATAATTACTACATTTACCTAGTTTTTTCAATACGTCAAAGTATTGTGTTTTGTAGAAGGATCGTTTAGGCGGTCCTTCTTTTTTTTGTTTGGTTTTAAAATAACCGTTCGGTTTTTGTTGTTGATACACAAAGTTTTTGCACCTTTGAAGCACAAAACACAATTCTTTGACATCCAAAACACAGGTAAAGCACTGAGAACCAGCATTTTAGGTCCTCAGACGGATACACCATCTGCCGTAGTAAGCTCCATTTCAACACGTTTTTAAACGTCCCTGTCCTGGCAGTAGGCTAACTTCTGTTTTGTTCATCTTGAAAGGATCACTTCCTTTTGTGTAGTTTCCGAGAAAGCGAAACGCGTTTATTATTCACAGCATTTTTTTATTTGCCTGGTCCGTCTTAATTGACTGTCCAGGAATGTAACCGCGTTTTTGGTATCGAAACACAGCACACAATAAAAAGCCCTGTTTACTTAGAATACATCTATCCGTCGAGTCGGAGACAGGGCGCTAACTTTTAAATAAACACAAAAACAAAACACAATGTA